CTGGCCCGCTGCCATTGCCTGGACAGGGCGGCGCAGGCATGGTGCCGGGCGCGGCACCAGAGGTCCGGGAGAACACCAGCCCCGCTTATCCGCCTGTACCGCAGGAGGCAGGTACCGGGATGCAGGGAATCGAGACTCCGCGCACTGGCGACAACCTGGTTTAGCGGTTGTACCCCACTAGAGTTAGACCGGGCCGCAAAGCCCGGAGACACTTCATCCCATCGAAACGCGAAAGCGAAGAGATACAGCCCACTCGTGATGAGTCGGCCCATTCCCACCGCTGGAGAGTGTGATGGTCAGGGCTTCGGCCCTGGCCTGATCCTCGAATCGGTGTGCCCCACCAATAAGCCCAGCCGGATAGCTGGGAACGGAGCACAGCAGAGTGAACGAAGCTCAAAAACTCTTGGCAGCAGCCTTTGCAGGCGAATTGGATCTGGATGCGGATGCTTCCGGGTCTTCTGGCGTTTCCGCAACCCAAGGCGCAGCCGCCCCGGCAAATGCCGAGAGCACCCAGGCCGCGACTGAAGCCGCTGCCGGCGCTGAAGCCGCCACATCTGCCACCACCGCAGGCACTGCCGCAACCGCATCGGCTCAGGATGAGCACGAAGGCGCGCCCATTGCCAGCAAGTCCGGTGGCTACACCATCCCCTATGAAAAGCTGACAGAGGCACGCACCGCGCGCGATTCGGCCATTGCTGAAGCTGCCCAACTGCGTGCCCAACTGGAGCAGGTGACGGCCGCACAGGCAGCCAATCTGCAGCAAGCCCAGGCCGAAGCCCAATCCCGTGCGGATGCCGGGAAGGCGCCGACCCAGGCCGACCAGAACCTGGCAGCGGCCAAGAGCCTGGTGGAGGGTGGCGCTGACGCCTCTCTGTTCGGGAGCTTTTCCGAAGAAGACATTGCCGCTGGCATCAACAAGCTGGTTGCCGATCAAGTCGCTGCGCGAGTGGAGGCCGCATTGGCTCCCCAGCGCGAAGCCCAGGCCCGTGAGCAGGCCGTGACAGCAGAGCAGGCGCACGCCCAGAAGATTCTGGATGCGCACAAGGATGCCTTTGAAGTCGCTGAATCCAAGGAGTTCGCCAGCTGGAAGTCTGGTCAGCCTGGATACATGCAGGCTGCCATCGACCGCACCCTGCAAGCGGGTACCGCCCAGGATGTGATTGACCTGCTCGGCCAGTTCAAGCAGTTCCATGCGGGCACGGCCGGCGCGGCGGCTGGTGATCCCACTGCAGCAGCCGTGGCAAAGGCTTTGGCCGACGCCAAGACCGCGCCACCCGTGAGCCTATCGAGCCTGCCCGGAGCGGCAGCTGCGGGCGCTACGGAGGCTGAGCGCGTGATGGAGTTGGCCGGTGACCCCGCTGCCCTGATTGCGTACATGCAAAGCCTGCCGCCCGAGCGTCAGATGCGATTGATGAATAGCGTGGTGTAGCCGTCAGGCGCGCCACAAACCATTTCCCGGGCCATCTCGTGATGAGAGCGCCCTTGTCCCATAGCAGGAGGACTTGATATGTCCAAGACCAGTGTAGGCGCAGGCTCGTCCAATGCGCAGTATGTGCAAGCAGCCGGACTGTTCGCGCAGTCCATGCAGCGCAATTCCAAGCTCAACAAGATGGTGGGCACCATGCCCAAGGGCGAGGGTGAAGCGGCCGCCACGTTGCGCAACCAGACCTCCACGGATATGCCCATCGTCCGTACCGTGGATCTGGGGCGCGGCAAGGGCGATGAGGTGGAGTTTCACTTCATTCAGCCCGTGGGTGCTTATCCCATCATGGGCAGCCGCATGGCTGAAGGCAAGGGCACTGGCGTTTCGCTGGAAAAAGCCCGTGTTCGTGTCAACCAGGCGCGCTTCCCTGTGGATGTGGGCGATACCATGACCGACCTGCGCTCGCCCGTCGAGTTCCGGAAGATTGGCCGCCCCATTGCGCAGAATCTGATGGATCGCTACCAGGACCAGAGCATCCTGATGCACATGGCCGGCGCGCGCGGCTTCCATGACAACATCGAGTGGGCTATTCCCACCGAAACCCATGCGGACTTCGACGCAATTGCGGTCAATCCTGTGCTGGCTCCCACGAAGAACCGCCACTATGTGGCCGATGGTGACGCCATCAGGGGCTTTGCCGTCAACGGCGGCGAAATGGATATTGCTTCCACCGATGCACTGAGCATGACCATCGTGGACGCGGTTCGCACACTGGTGGAGTCCATTGCGCTGCCGCCCCCAGCAATTCGACTGCCCGGTGACCAGGCGGCCGATGATTCGCCATTGCGCCTGCTGGCGGTCAGTCCTGCCCAGTATCACCAGTTCTCTCAGGACAAGGATTTCCGCCAGTTCCAGGCTAACGCGCTGACCCGCGCCAGCCAGGCTGAGCGCCATCCATTGTTTTTGGGTGACGTGGGTCTGTGGAATGGCATTCTGATCTGCAAGCAACCGCGCCCCATTCGCTTCTACGCCGGTGACACAGTGCGCTACTGCGCTCAGTACACCAGCGATGCGGAGAGCACCTGCGTGGTGCCCGCCAGCTTCGGCAAAACCCATGCCGTGGATCGCGCGATTCTGCTGGGTGGCCAGGCTCTAGCCCAGGCGTTTGCCTCCAGCCGTCACGGTGGCATGCCTTTCTTCTGGAAGGAAAAGGGCTTCGATCACGACGACAAGATGGAACTCCTGATCGGCGCCATTCAGGGTACTTCCAAGGTTCGTTGGGCCGTGGATCAGGGTGGTGGCACAAAGCATTTCACCGACCATGGTGCGATGGTCCTCGATACCGCCGTTCCCATCATCGGTGAGCGCCAGTAATCCATAAGCATCGGGCGCGGCCAGCGGGCGGCGCCCGATGGACTTGGATCCGCGTTCTCTCTCATTCCTCTCTAGGAGCCGACCATGGCAATCGTGACCAACATCCAAAAGCGCGGCAATTTGCTGGGCGCTACACCTTGGGGCAATCTCAATGCTCTGCATTTCATTCTCAAGACCGGGGCCAACGGCGGCGCGTTGAACGCCGACTCCAATGCGCCTCTGGCCGTTGGCGATAAGGTGCGCCTGGGCATCATCCCCGCCGGCTCCACGCTGGTGGACGCGCTGGCTGTCGTATCCACGGGCCTGACCGCCACCGTCAAGGGCGACCTGGGCTTTGAATACGTCGATGCTGTGGACGACGCCAAGACGCCCCAAGACGCTGCCTACTTCGGCGCTGCTCTGGATCTGGCAGCCGCCGCGCGCCTGCGCAATACATCCACCAAGGCTCCCGTGACCCTGCCCAAGGACGCCTATCTGGTGCTGACCACCTCGGGCGCGGCCAATGCCAAGGCGGCCCGCGTCGATGTGGTGCTGCAGGTCATCTCCACCGGCGCCCTGTAAAGAGCGCTCCCAGGATGCGGGCCTGCCTTCGGGTAGCGCCCGCATTCGTCCATCTGAACACTCTCCAGCATCATGAACTTTGTACGCATTACCTATACCGGCCGCAAAATCTACCGCGACCGCGCCACTGGCCATATCTGGCAGCCCGAAGAGGAACGCCTGGTGAGCGAGGCCATTGCCAAGCCGCTACTCAAGTTTGTGGAGTTCAAGCGCTCGGCAGCCCTCAAGCCGGCAGCCGCCGAGCAGCAGCTGGGTCAGGTGCAAACCAGCACCGAAGGCACGGAGCAGGGCGCGGCCCTGACTGCGGATCAAAGCAGCGACTCATCCAATGCACAGAAGCCTGAGCTCAGCGAGCAAGAGATTGCTGCGCTCGAGCAGCAGGCACTGGACGACAAGGCCAAGGAAGTGGACGACCAGCGCGAGGCCATGCTGATCACCGTGCAAGGCATGAACAAAGCAGCACTGACCGAGTACGCCCAGAAGTACGACCACGCCTTTGACGCCAAGGCCAAGGTGGACGATATGCGTATCACGGTCAACGGCCTGATTCACCAGTTTGGGGTGCGCTGACATGACCCTTGAGGAACTGATTGCCTCTTTCCGCGATGACTCCACCGACAAGCTGGAGCCCTACCTGTGGGAAGACGACACCGTAACCCGCTGGCTCAATGAAGCCCAGGACGAGGCAGTCGTGCGCGGCCGTCTGCTGCTCGATGACAGCACGCCAGCGGTGACCACCATTGCGGTGAACGCGGGTCAGGCCTCGTATCAGCTCCACGCCAAGGTTTATGAAATCGCGCATCTGCACTGGCAGCCAAACGCGGCAACCCATCGAGCCAAGCCGGTGGAGCTGGTGACGCGTGAGTGGCTGGACCGTCATCACCCGGATTGGCGCGTGCGTCTGGACTGCGATGCGATGTACGCCATCCAGACCGAGGGCGCGCTGCGCCTGGTGCCCACGCCGCGCGAGGCCGGGGTGCTGAGGCTGGAGGCCTACCGATTGCCGCTCAAGCCACTGACGGACGACTCCAACAA